CAGGTTGGTTCTGTTCAGGTGATAAATGCAGGAGCAATAGTAGTGAGTGTAGGTTCATGACAAAACTATGCCCAAGAGGTAAAGCTGCAGCAAAGCGCAAGTTCAAGGTATACCCGTCAGCGTATGCAAACGCTTACGCCAGCAAGATTTGCGCAGGAAAAATCAAAGATCCATCTGGCGTGAAGCGCAAAGATTTCAAAGGCCCAAAGCCAAAAGATATGAACACAGGCGGCTTTGTCGCTAAACGTGCTCGCTTGATAGATCCCAAGGGTTTCAGCGGCATGATGCCCAGTAAACGTGGGAGAACGAGACTCTCATGAGCCTGAAAGAGTGGTTTGGCAAAGGCCCAAAAGGTGATTGGGTAGATATTGGGGCACCGAAGAAAGGCGGTAAGTTCCAAAAGTGTGGCCGTGCCAAGGTAAAAGGTTCAAAGCGCAAGTATCCAAAGTGCGTGCCGAGGTCAAAAGCGAAATCCATGACCGAGGGTGAGCGGCGTAGTGCTGTTGCGCGCAAGCGTGCAAAGCCACAAGGTGTGGGCGGTAAGCCAACAAATGTGAAGACCATTGTAAAGAAAGCTAGTGGTGGCGAAGTTCGCCGTAATCACCGTGGCTGTGGGGCTGTCATGTCTGATCGACGCAAGAGAACTAGGTACTCCTGATGTTTAGACGATACGCAGAAGAGTTCAACGTCGGTGGTGAAGTCAAGAAACGACGCCGCGACAAGATGCCGAAGCGCAATAAAAAGAACTTTCGCCCTACAAAACAAGGCGCTGGCATGACAGAAGCTGGTGTAAAAGCGTATCGTAAAGCCAATCCTGGTAGTAAACTGCAGACTGCTGTGACGGAGGATAAGCCTACAGGGAAGCGTGCAGCGCGTAGAAAGTCTTTTTGCGCACGATCTGCAGGGCAAATGAAGAAGTTTCCAAAAGCAGCAAAAGATCCTAACTCTAGGCTAAGACAAGCCAGACGGCGATGGAAGTGTTAAGCAGGTGAGTAACTGATATGGGAAAAAAACCAGAGTCGAGCAAAGAAATAAGCCGCTTGCAAACTAAAGGTAGGGCGCGGGCTTCTGACATATTATCTGATGACGCTAGATTTAAAAGATTTGCTCCTAGTCCTCTTCAGGAAAAGATGTCTCAACTGCAGGCAAGCCCCTCTTTTTTAGGTGGAGCACCGAGTCCATACGCGCAGTCTTTGGCTTATCAATCTCTGCCTGGAATGAACTATGCTAATCGTCCGGGCACTACTGAAGCATTCTATCCGCAAGCAAATATAGCGCCTCCTGTAGCCACAACACCTCCAGCAAGCGGGGGTATTTCTGAAGTATACAAATCAGAACCAGCAATAGAAGGCCCAGCTTTAAGAGGCAGAGAGATTAGCGAGGAGAATCAAAGACTATTTAATGAGCTTCTTGTTGCACAAAATGAAAGAGAATTTGAAGAGGCTTTGAAGATAGAGGACTTTATCAAGTCTCGTGACATGTTGAACGATGGCATCTTCAAAATACAAGACTTTGAAGATTACATAGGTGGCGACAACATCATGATGACCATGGCGGGTGGCGGCATTGCAAGCTTGCCTGTTGAGATGAGCGGTGGAGGTATGCCAGGGGGAATGGATTTGTATGGAGGTGCGCCTGCCTCTGAACCAACAGGCATGCAAAAATTTGGAAACATGATGTCAGATTTAGGCGGCAGATTGACAGGGTTTTCTTCCGCATTGGCTGGCGGCTCATCATCTCAAGTTCCTGCTGATCTTGAAAACATGTCCAAAGAAGAACTGATTGCCTTAATTATGAAAAATAAAGGAGGCATGAAGTCAAATCCAAGCGCGGGCAGAGATCCCAATAAGAGTTCATCTGATGGCCCAGACATTGGTCAAATAGCTAAATTAGCTTCCATGGTTGGAGGTATGCAAAGTGGCGGGTTAGCAGCACTTGCGCAAGGTGGTGACGTAGACTTCCCTCGCATGAACGGCCCAATAGCTGGTCCAGGCACAGAGACAAGTGATGATATTCCTGCAATGCTTAGCGATGGTGAGTTTGTTGTAAACGCTAAGGCGGTTCGTGGCGTCGGCAGAATGAATGGTGCTGGCAAATCAAAAGAAGAACAACGCCGTGAGGGCGCTCGCATGATGTATGCCTTACAGAAGGCAGGCGAGCAAGCGATGAGGAAAGCTTAGCCATGGTTCAGAATCTTTTACAAGGCAGCACAGTACAGACTGATGATACTCTGCCTGTAGTTTTACCTCGCGCAGGGCAAACGTATGCCGATCCAGCGATGGAGTTGGCGACAAGAAACATTCTTGCGTCTTACTTTGGCAGTGGTCAACCAGGCGACCTTGGCCTCATGGGTCAACCCATACCCATACCGATACAGCAGGTTGCTGGCCTTTCGCCATTAGAGATTCAAGCGCGTAATGCTGCACAAGGATTAGGCGGTTTTGGCGCACAACTCGCAGAAGCACAAGATCTTTTCAGGCGTGCTGGTCAAGGGTTTGATCCTCGCACGGCTGGTTTGTTTGCAGACCCGCGAGCGCGTGAACTTTACGAACAAAGCCTAGGGGTCTTTGACCCAGCGACGGGTGAGCGATTTGTAGATCAACGTGCACGACAAGGCATGGAAACTGCGATGGGAGATATCGCACAAGCGGGAGCAGGCATTCCTTCGATCATAGGTGGCGCACAAACAGGCATGTCTGATGCTGAGCGAGCCATAGCTGAAGCGAGCGGCACTGCTAGAGCAGGAATAACAGACGCTGCTCGTGGTATTACAGGCGAAGTTGCTGGTGCACAGACGGGCGCTGCAGAAGCTGCACAAAGAGCGCGTGCACAAACTGAAATGGCTGGTGCAGATTTACGCTCTGCTGGTCAAATGGGTCGCGCAGCAGCACTTCAAGGCATAGCTGGGCTTGCTGGCACTGGTGACCAGTTCGATCCTGCAGGCATAGCTAGATTCCAAGATCCCTTTAACCAACAGGTTATTGAGGCACAACAAGCAGAGATTGCAAGGCTAGGCGAACAACAGAAACGGGATGCACGCGCACAGCAGATACGAGCAGGCGCATTTGGTGGGTCTCGAGGCGCAATACAAGAGGCCGAGATTGGCCGTAATGTGCTGCAGCAACAAGCCAAGACAGGCGCTGAGTTACGATCACAAGGATTCCAACAAGCAGCACAACAAGCACAACAAGCCTTTGAGCAGGCGCAGGGACGCCGTCAGCAGGCCGCACAACTTACTGGGTCATTAGGCCAAGCAGGTGCAGGCACATCGTTGCAAGCGGCTCAGCAAGCAGGACAGCTTGGTTTGAGCGCAGAGCAACTGGCTCAACGAGGTGCGCTTGAAAGTGGACAGCTTGGATTGTCAGGACAGCAAGGTATTGGTTCATTGCTTGGTCAAGCTGGGCAAATGGGCATGCAAGCAGGCAGAGACATTGGTTCTCTTGCTCAACAACGTGGTGCCCTTGGTTTACAGGGGGCGCAAGCTCAAGCAGGGCTTGCAGGTCAGAGAGCAGATATCGCTCGAGGCATAGGCCAGCTTGGTCTTCAAGGCCAACAGCTTGGTGCAGATATATTTGGCCAACAGATGGGCAGAACTGCACAGGCTGCTCAAGGACTTGGCGGTCTTACCCAAGATCAGTTTGGCACTGCATTACAAGCCTTTGGCGCAGGCACCGGGGCACAACGTGCAGCTGCAGCAGGTATTGCAGGTCTTGGTCAACAAGGTCAGCAAATGCTGGGTACACAAATAAGCACTCTTGGCCAGCTTGGCACTCAAGGTCGTGGCATACAGCAAGCGGGTCTTGATGCGCAGTACAGAGCCGCTACTCAGATGGCTGATGAACCGTTTATGAGATTGCAGCGTGGTCAGCAGTTACTAGAAGGTGGCAGGTTGTTCATGCCTCAGTACACCAGTGGGTTTCAGATGGGCACTAGCCAAGCAGGCGCTTATCAAGAGCCAAGTAAGGTAGCAAAAGCTGGGCAAGTCGGAGGTTTCATAGGAAATCTAGTTAGTGGAATTGGAAGTCTTTTCAGCGCGTCTGATATTCGACTCAAAGAAAACGTAATGAAGGTTGGTGACGTTCAACCCGGCGTAGGTTGGTACACATGGGATTGGAATGACACCGCCAAGGCGATGGGGATTGATGATCCAACTGAAGGTGTGATTGCGCAGGAACTTAAAGAAGTAGACCCAAGCGCAGTTATTGTAGGCGACGATGGCTACTATCGTGTTGACTACTCCAAAGTAAACCGCAGCCGTGAAGCGATCTAAGCGCCAAAGAAAGATCAGCAAGGTGATGGGAGAGTTCAAAGATGGCTCTCTCAAATCAGGCGGTTCGGGTAGAAAGGTAACAAATCCAAAGCAAGCCATAGCGATTGCTTTGTCGGAGGCAGAAGGGATGAACCAGGGTGGGATGATGTACAACCAAATCATGCAGCGACCAATGTTTCAAACGCCTCAACAGCGCCAAGGCATGGGCATCATGGCAGGCGTTGCGCCTGTGCGCGGGTATGAAGAAGGCGGAATGGCTGTGCCTGAATACACGCCTAAGTTTATGCGTGAAGAGAGTTCAGAGGAAGACGGCCTTGGCCGAATGTTGTTTGAGCTTTTTATAGTTGATCCAGATGATCCTGTTGATGTTGGAATCGCTTCAGCATCTGCTGCCATGTTGGCGGGAGGTATAACCGCCCCAGGTGCCGTAGCTGCTCAATTAGCAAGGATGGGTTACAAAGGCAAAAAACTTTTTGATGCCGTCAAGAAGATTGAAAGTTTAGGAAAGCCTAGCAATCCAGACGCAGGCATAGTTCGTAGAGCCATGGCTCCTGTCACAGGCACCATTGGTGGAACGATGACAGCAAGAGAGATACCAGAAATTCCTTCTTACATAGAAGCTGCAGGAGGGATTGGTGATCTTGTTAGAGATTCAGTCATGAAGAATGAAGCACAAGATTACGCTATGGGCGGCATAGCCCAACTATCTGAGGGAGGATTTTTAGAAAAACTAATGGCTCTTCTGCCTCAAACTAAAAAATCAGGAACAGCAGGAAAAATTTTAGAAAGAGCGATTGATTCAGGACAAGCTACCTTTGATGACATACTTAATGCTTTCAGAAAAGGTGAAATTGACCAAAAGCAATTAGGTGATTTAAACAGAAGATTGCCAGAAGCAGATCAAGGTACATTGGTTCAGCCAGGTCAACGTCTTAATATACAAGATAGAACGGTATCTAAGGTAGAAACAGATAGAACGGGCACGGGAGTTTTACAGGATACTGCTCAGAAACGTGTCGAACCTAAAATGACAGCAGATGATCTTGCAACTCCTCCTGAACCACCCAAGCCTCCAGCAAAGGTTGCTGATGATGCTACAAGGGCAACTAAGAAAGCTGATAAGAAAGCAGATAAGAAAAAGGATAAAGAAAAACCATCTGTTGGAAGACAAGTCGCAACTGGAACAGGAAAAGCAGCTGGTATAGCGGGTGGCCTTGGTGTTGCGTCAGACATTGGTCTTGGAACCAATTTCATCTCAACTGGTCTTGAAAAGATTGGAGACGCATACGGCGCTGTTAGGGATGATGTTGCCGCAACCTTGGAGATGCCTGAAATTGTGGCTTTAAGAGAAAGAGTAAATCCAGACACTGGCGAGCGCGTTGAATTAACAGAATCTGTTATGGAGCAGGTTGACTTAAATAAAGATGGCAAGATTTCTGATGAAGAGCGCAAAGCCATAAAAGAAAAAGCTGATAAAGCTGTGGCGGCACAACAGAAGCCTGATACAGGAACAGGGACACCCAAGCCTGAAGCAACTGGCATCATGAAGTTCTTGTTCGGTAAAGACGGTATCGGTGGTGAGCCTGGATTTGCTGGACGGTTGTTAGAAAAAACTCAAGATCCAAGACTTCAATATCAATTAGCTAGAGCAGGACAGGCGACAGAGGGAAGGGTTCCCAGAAACTTCTACAGCGATTTTGTGCTTGCTGGTGCTGAGTACGATGAGTTACAGGGCAAAGATGAAACTGCCCTTATGCAGAACTACGAGTTCTTGAAAGAACGTGGCAAGAGCGATGATGAGATCTTTGATTTGTTGGTTGGAAAAAGCTCGCAAGCAGATACGTTGTCTTTGTTTGTTGATCTTGAACAAGAAATATATGACGGACTCTTGAAAAGACCTGAGTATTTAGGCAGTGAAGTTGGGCCGGATGGACTTACTGGTCTTCAAAGGGCAGCGAGAGATGCAAGAATCATAGCCCGACAAAGACTAAGAGGTGTGATAGGTGGTCAAGCTTCTGCACCACAAGATAGCGACGTAACTGAAATACCCTTACAGCCAGCAGTTCAATGATAAGAGTAAGGTTGCCTGACGGCAGATCTGTTCCTGTCGATACAGACAATCCAGATATCGCACGAGCAACAGCACAAAAGTATTTAGAAGAGAACCCACTTGTAGAACGTGGCGCTCAGTTGGGTGAAGAAGATGTATCCGCGATTGGCGACATTGGTCGAGGTGTTGCAGCTGGATTGGTTAGTGCTGTAGAGGGTGTAGCGACTTTACCATCAGAGCTTTCTGGCGATGAACAAAGCGCACAAGAACTTAGAAACTTTTTTGCAAAGTACAAACCAGAAACGTCTACAGAAATCGGTGAAGCCGCTCGTTTCATAGCGCAGTTCGCAGCACCTGGCGGTATCGCCGCAAAAGCAGCAAAAGGTTTGGGATCGATAGGTAAGGTCGGTGCGTTTGGCGCTGCCGATATTGCAGCTACCACTCCTGATGTAGAAACCCTAGGCGATTTATTTGAAGGTGGCCCCACTCAAAGAATTGATACAGCTGATTTAGCCGGGGCTGAGCTTGCTGCTGCGAACCTGTCAAACAGATTGAGAGTTGGTGCAGAGGGAGCGGCATTGATCCTTGGTGTGCCAGCGGTAGCGAAGTTAGGGTTGCAAGCAGTGGGTGCAACTGCTGGTGCTATTGGCAGAACCGACTTTATAAGAGATGCAGCTCGAGCGATCAAAGACCCCAACACACCATTTCACGACGTTGGTGTAAAGCCAGACCTTTCTGACCCAGGCTTCATCCGAGGCAACATAAATCGATTCAAGAAAAACTTTACCAAGTATGCAAGGTTTCAAGGCGGCATGCCTGACAGGTTTACCAAACAATATGATGCTTTGCGTATTCACGAAATAGCTGCTCAAAGTTCTGCAGCGCGACAAGCAGTTGAGAAGATAGATAACGCTCTAACCTTTGTTAACAAGAATGAAGGCGTCTTCAACAATCAAGATAAGAGCAGAGTTCTTAACACGTTGAATGATTTCTTGTTCGCTGAAGAAACCATGGCGAAACCAGGTTTGAGTCGCGAAACGATACGAAACAATGCAGCTAGAGAACTCAAAGAAATAGATGACATCATCGCCAAGAATGCATCAAAAAGTTTGTTTGCTAATCGCAAAGACATGAGTTTGTTCAAGGGCGCAGAAGATCTGCGAGGCCAGATAGATGGTTTGAGCGAGTCGGTACGCGACATATTGCGTGATCCGATACTTACTCCAGAGATGCAAGCAGATTTGATTGAAACCATAGGAAATAACAAAACCTTCTATGGCATGCGTTTGTACCGCGCTCTTAACGACACAAACTACACACCAACTGCTGAACAAGCTGACAGAGCCATCAAAGAATTAGTTGATTCAAGCCAAGGGTTAGATGATGCATACAAGCTGACTGATGCAGACGCTAGATCAGTATTGAACGGCATGCTTCAGAGCGACTTTAGTAATGCCAAAGTGGCCCCTAAAGATATCATCGAAACGCCTACGCTGACGGGTGTTGCTCAGGGTATGTTGAAAGGTCGGCGTCTAGACAATTTGCCTGCAGTCAGAGACTTCCTTGGCGAATACACAGGCGCTAAAGATGTGATGATGCGAGCAAAACCTGAACGCATAAGGGCGCGTGACGTAGGAGAACAAGAGGTCGGGCTACGCACAAAGATGGCTGAAACCGTTGATGTGTTGTCTAAACAGATTGCCAAAGCTCGATACTACAAGAACTTGGTTGATTACAACGAAAAGCTTGGAGAGCTTGGGCAAAATAAATTTTTGTTTGATCAACTTCCTCCAAACGCCCAGTTGGGAGAATATTCTCGGATAGGTGCTGAATCATCCAACCCGCTGTCAGAAATAACTGAAAGCGCCAAGCGTAGGTTTGGGCCACTCGCTGGCAAATATGTGCGTAATGATTACAAAGAAGCACTTGAGAACGGGTCACAGATTTTTGATTTATCAAAAGGCAGTCTTCCGCTGTATTCAACCTTTCTGGGGTTGAAGGGCATGTCTCAAATCGCCAAGACGGTATACAGCCCAATCACACAAATAAGAAACGCAACGACTGCAGGCTTCTTTGCTTTAGCAAATGGCAACATAGGAAACTCAAAGTCTTTAGCCAACTCCTTCTCAACAGTGTTCAGCAATTTAAATCAAAAACTTACTGGCCCAGGTAAGTCTGGTTCGACACTCGCTGACAGGCAGAAATATTACAACGAGCTTATAGACCTTGGTGTAATTAATACGAACGCTAACATTGGAGAAATTAGTTCTTTAATAGACGATGCTGTTGAAACGACACAGTACATGCCTAGCCTTTTAAAGAAAGGTTTTAAAAAAGCTCAAGGACTGCAAAATAATTATGCAGCCAAACTCTACCAAGCGTCTGATGATGTATGGAAAACATACAGCTATGAAATGGAGTTAGGCCGACTGCAGAAAGCTTTCACCAAGGATCCAAACACGGTCATCAACGTATCTGACCCTAGAAACTTCACTGAGTTTGGTGCAGTTGTTAGAAAGGCAGATTTAACTGAGGACCAGTTTGAAACCCTATTGAAGCGTGAGGCTGCTGAGATCGTAAAAGATACAGTGCCAAACTATGCTCGAGTGCCAGAGTACATCAAGCGACTAAGACAAATGCCGTTTGGTAACTTTGTTGCGTTTCCTGCAGAAATGATTAGAACAGGCGGCAACATTCTTGGCCGCAGTATCAAAGAGCTTGCAAGCGATTCGCCTGAGATCAGAGCGATTGGCATGAAGCGATTGCTGGGATTCACCTCAGTCAACGTAGCCATACCTCAGTCATTGGCCATTGCAGGCACACAACTTACTGGCGCAAGCGAAGAACAGGTGCAGGCGTACAAGCGATCAATGGCTGCTGATTGGGATCGTAACTCTACGTTGATACCGATAGCCACAGACAAAGATGGCAACATCACTGACCTTTACAACTTCTCGTACACCAATCCTTACGATTATTTGAAGCGCCCGTTTAGTGCTGTGTACAACGCTGTAAACAACGGCATCACAAAAGAAGAAGAACTAAGCACCATAGCTTTCAACGCAATGTATGACAGTGGCGCTGAATTTTTTTCACCATTCATGAGTGAGTCAATCGTCACTGAAAAGATTGCCGATATGGCTAGAAACAAAACAAGTTTCGGAAGACCGATTTGGAGAGAAAGAGACCCCCTTGGCACCAAGTTTGCCAAAGGTTTTGCTCACTTAGCAGATGGCGTCACCCCTGGGTTTCTACCTTTTGATGTTGAAGCAGACGTTGGCTCCCCTGTGCTTGGATTAAATGTTCGACTTAAAGATTTTCCAAGAGCCGTGGCTTCAGTTCTTCCCACAGACGCTAGGCTTGGTGTTACAAAGCAAGGTTTTGCCATAGATCCAGCACAAGAATTCACAGAGGCTTTGACGGGCGTTAAGAGTCTAAAGCCGAGAATTGACAGAGTTCTTTACTACAGAGCACTTGAAGCTGGGCGAGGTGTGAGAGATGCAGGTGGAATTTTTACATCTCTTGCAAAGCAGAGAGGGTCTGTGGATGCGGAGAAACTGACAAAGGCTTTTATCACAGCCAATGAACAACGATTCAAAGCATTGCGTGATCTCAACATGGCCATTGAAGACGCTAAAACTCTTGGCCTTTCGACTGCTGAGATTGTAAAACCATTAAAAGATGCAAAGACACCAAACTTAAACTTCCTCATGGCGGGCAGATTCAACGCATTCTTTCCTAGCGCAGAGACTATATCGATTGCTTTACGAGGCAACGAAGACAAGCTTGCGAACCCAATAGACTTTGACGCACTGGGACAAGCTTTCGGCGAGTTCCAAGGTAGTCGATTTAGACCACAAGCTGCAGCCGAAGCACAGGCCGCACAAGCGCCTGCTGCCCCACCCCCTACACAACCACAGCCTGCGCCTCAAATCCCGCCTGCACAGCCCAGCACAGCGCCTACATCATTGTTTGACCGTGGTATTGATGCACTCAGGCAGGTAGAGTTGAACAAACTCCTAGGCATTGATTAGTGTGGTTCCAAAAAGAAAGCGACCAAAGTCCAAATACTTTGCAAAGCGAACTGAATACGATGGCATCGTGTTCGATTCCAAACTTGAAGCTGCCCGATACAAGATACTCAAACAGCTAGAGCAGGCTGGCGAACTCACTGACCTTGAAGTGCAGGTGGACTTTCCCTGCGTGGTCACCGTCAACGGCGAGGATCAGAAGATCTGCTCGTACATAGCAGACTTCCGATACAAGCGCGATGGTGAGTATGTGGTCGAAGACACCAAGGGCGTGATCACTCAGGTGTTTAGGCTCAAGAAGAAACTGGTCGAAGCCCTCTACCCCGGCACAAAAATACTGGTGGTCAAAGACCCCCGCAGCTGGGACTAGAACGGAACCTTGCGTTCATCCATGTTGTCGATCTGGCTCCCTGGGAACTCAGCCCGAATCTTCTCAGCATCGATCATCATCTCAGCGTTGAACTGCACCTTGGATAGTTCACGCATCTCAGCACTAGAGTAGTAGTACTCACCATCCTCTGGCCTCACACCATTGTAGAAGTCGATGATGCCCACTCTGTACGCTGTGGCGTCCTCTGTGCTCCTCTCAGGCATGTGATCTGCATTCACTAGCTCAGGTATCCACATGTGCTTATCGCACCCAGAACGCTGCTCCTCAAGCGAGAGAGCATGGTTCCGCTTCTTACATAACCACACCGCACCATTTGATTCAGTCAGTGGCTTTGAATGTATGCAGTTCCTGCAGTTCACCGACTCAGGCAAGCGCCGTCCGTAGTAGATGTCTTTGTACAGATCAGGCTCATTCTTCATGCGCCAATCTTTCTCTGAGCGGCGTGTATCTTTGAGTGGTGCGTCACTGCATATGATGCGTTCTGCCTTCTCTTGTGCGCGATCCCAGATAGCGGCGTTGTATTCAATCACTTCTGAGTAGATTTCGCTGTTGTTTTTATTCATCACAACAACCATGCACTTGGTCAGGCCCAGGGCACCCATGTACGCATGGATCTGCCAGCGATAGGTTTCACTCCAAGCCTCATAGCTTTGTAGCTTCACAAGCTCCTTGAACCGCTTGTCGTTTGCGCTCTTCACCTCGAGCAGAAGCAC